TAAACACTATGGTGCAGGAAAACATAAATTTAGCACATGGGAAATAGCCAAGCCACATGCTAGTAAATTACACCCCACAATGAAACCAGTAGAGCTAATAGAAAACGCCCTATTGAATAGCACATTGGAAAAAATGAATGTATTAGACTTATTCGGTGGCTCTGGCTCAACACTAATAGCTGCAGAAAAAACCAATCGTAAATGCTATATGATGGAGCTAGACCCCCATTACATAGACGTTATTATAAAACGCTGGGAAGACTATACAGGTAATAAGGCTGAAAAATTAAATTAATTATGGTATAAATAACCCATGGCAAAGAAAAATAAAGGCGGCAGACCTACTAAAATGGACGAACTTACAGTAAAAAAACTGGAAGAAGCTTTTACCAATGGTGCTACAGATGTACAGGCTTGTTTTTACGCAGGAATAACAAAACAAACATTATACAATTACCAAAATAAAAACCCAGAGTTTATAGACCGAAAAGAGGGGCTTAAGGCACAGTTAGGCTTGATTGCAAAGAATGTACTAGCAAAATCAATTAGAACAGATAACAATTCTAATGATGCTAAGTGGTACTTAGAGCGCAAAGAAAAAGCAGAATTTAGCACAAGGGAAGAAGTCACAGGGGCTAATGGTGAGCCATTAACGGTTACTGTAACAAGGAAGACACACAAGGCTAAATAGTGCCTGTAATCCAGATAGAACGCGACATGAATGAATGGGGGGAGTTAATAACCCCTGATTATCGTTATATATTCTTAAAAGGTGGGCGCTCTTCAGCAAAATCACATGAAACGGCTGGTTATCTAGTAGAAACACACGCCACAGAACCGCATGAAAATTACGTATGCTTACGTGAGGTTCAAAAATCCATTAAGTATTCATCTAAACAGCTTATACAGAACAAAATGTCTGATTATGGGATATTACAGCATTACAGATCATTACAGGCTGAAATACAAAATCAATTAGCTGGGGGGGTGTTTTTATTCCAAGGCATGAGTGACCTTACAAGCGATAACATTAAATCATTAGAGGATTTTAAAAGAGCATGGTTTGAAGAAGCGCAAAACGCTAGTAAGAAATCATTAAAAGATTTATTACCCACAATACGAAAACAGAATTCACAAATCCTATTTACATGGAATCCTAACCAGCCTGACGACCCTATAGAAGAATTATGCAATAGCTTAAAAGATGACCCTAGGGCGCTCGTTCTGCATAAAAACTATGATGAAAATGCATTTCTTACTGATACAGCTAAAGAGGAACTAGAAAGCGACAGGATAAGGTTTCCTGATGATTTTGACCATATATGGCTTGGTGGTTACAATGTCAAATCAGAGGTTAGAGTATTTCAAAATTGGCGCGTTGAAGAATGCGAGCCAACCTTTGATGATGAATTATATTACGGGGCTGATTGGGGCTTCTCACAAGACCCTAGCGTGCTTCTTAGATGCTGGATAGACGAGGATAAAAAAGAAATATATGTAGACCATCAAATAAACCGCGTTGGCGTTGATACGGTTGACTTACCCGAATTCTTTAAAGAAGTGCCTGAGAGTAATGAATATATAATCACAGCCGACAGTGCCAGACCTGAAACAATTAGCCATATGAATAATAACGGTTTTAATGTAAGACCAAGCGTAAAGGGCAAAGGAAGCGTTGAAAGCGGCATTAACTGGCTAAAGGGTTACACCATCGTTGTTCACCCCCGTTGCGCCCTTTTACAAAAAGAATTAAGATTATATAGCTATAAGGTAAACAAAGCAGGGGATATACTGCCTAAAGTTGATGACCAAGCGGGGCTAGATCACTGCATAGATGCTTTAAGATATGCTCTTGAAAAACTAATTAAATCAGAAACAGGTGGCGGGATAGTAATGATATGAGATTTTTCAACAAAGAAAAAAAAGAAAACCCTATAGGCGCTTCACTGTTATTATTAAATAACAAGCTTCATAAAAAACAGACTAATAAAAAATCTCTAGTAGAAGAGGGGTATATGACGAATGTTGTTATATATCGCGCTATTAGGGAGATTGTCACAGGCATTGCTGATATTACTATACAGGTAAAGCGTGGGGATGAAATTGTAGATGGGCATGAATCAGTAAAGATACTTAAACGCCCTAATCCTACGCAGGGCTATGATAGCTTTATAAAGGAAGCGTTTACGAATTATCTTTTGTTAGGAGAGATGTTTGTTTCTAGGTTTCCAGATACGGGCAAAGTAACAGAGTTGTGGAACTTAAACCCCTTAAATATGGATGTAAAAGCAGGAAAGGGCGGTTTGCCTTCGGCTTACGTCCATGGCGATGGAAGAAATAAAAAAGAATTTCCTTATAACGGCGCAGAGACTCAAGTCTATATGATGAAAACATACAATCCGCTTGATTATTGGAGAGGGTTACCACCATTAACGGCTGCAGCATTAGCAGGCGATACGCACAACGCAGGGATGAAGTGGAATTATTCACTATTAAAGAATAGTGGAAGACCAAGCGGTATTATTGAATTAGCAGAACCAAGTGTTAGCACTAACGTAGCTAATCATATACGCGAGCATTTTAAACAATATATCCAAGGTGAAGAAAATACAGGCGAAATACCTGTATTAACAGGCGGGGCTAAATGGACTCAAGTAGACGTTAGCCCTAGAGATATGGATTTTATTAACACCATGAAAGAAACGGCGAAATATATCGCTACTGTCTTCGGTGTGCCATTACCCCTGATTGATAATGATTCGTCTAGTTATAACAACATAGAACAAGCCAAAGAGCGCTTATGGACTGATACAATTATTCCTTTGTTTAATGAGTGGTTAAGTGATTTTGGTAATTGGTATCTGCCGTTTTTTGAAGAGGGCTTGGAGTTTTGCGCTGATTTAGATTCCATCCCTGCATTAGAAGGTATTAGGCAGAAAAAGTTTGAAAGAACAATTAAGGCTGTTGAGATGGGTGTTATATCACCTGACGAAGCAAGAAAAGATTTAGGCTATGCACCTGTTGGTGGCGCAGCCGAATTGCTTTATTTGCAAATGAATAAAGTGCCTATGGAATTATCAGGCAGTGAAAACGATGAAAAACTTTTTAATGATTTGTTTGAGCAAAAAGCGTTAAGCGAAAAAGAAAGAACACCACCTGAAAGCGCAAAGAATAACGCTCAAAAGGTTCTTGATTGGAAGAAAGAGCATGGCGATGATGTTAATGGAATGACAGAAGTAGGATGGAATCGCGCTAGGCAATTAGCTAAAGGTGGCGCTTTATCTGAAGAAACAATAAAGAAAATGGCGCAATTTAACCGCCATAGAGGCAATTCTAAAGTCGCTGATAAGCATAAAGGAACACCATGGAAAGACGCTGGTTATGTGGCATGGCTAGGCTGGGGTGGAACAAGTGGAATAGATTGGGCTATAAAGAAATCAGAGAAAATACAGGAGAATGAATAATGTATATGGTAGGAGACACAGTACCTTGTAAAAAAGGCAATGAATGGGGTGTTGTAATGGCTATAGAAGCGGATGGGGAGCTTAAGCATGAATCTATTCCTTATTCTATTACAGGCACAAAGCAAGACCCAGCTTATTTAGTAGAAACAGAAGATGGTAAATCTTACCTTGAATGGCAGTCTGATATTAATGTTTCGTATGAAGTAATTATGAAGCGTTTGTATGAGTTAGTAAAAAAAGATACTGATTAATTAATATTTGTGCTATTTTAAGAAATCTCTAATCAAACAAACAGAGAAGCATGAATGATTTTTTAATTATAGCGAGTGGATGTAGCGTTACCCCCGATATAATTAAATATATTGAACAGCATAAACACAACCTCACCACCATAGCCATTAATAATAATTACGAGTTAGCCCCATGGGCTGATGTTTTGTATTATTGCGATAGACAGTTTTACAACTGGCATAAAAAAGAAATCAAAACATATGAAGGCATTAAAGCCACTATAAGCACCGCACACGCTGATTGGAAGTTTAGAGCGGGGGAAGAGACGGGGCTTTCATTTAACCCTAACGTGCTTAACACAGGCAAGAATTCAGGGTATCAGGCGCTAAACCTAGCGTGTTTAATGGGCGCATCTAGAGTGTTGTTAGTTGGCTATGATATGAAATACACTAACGGGCGCAAACATTGGTTTGGAGATCATCCAGTTAAGGGTGAGGATATTTTCCAAGACATGATAGATTGCTTTAATACAATACAGTTAGATTTAGAAAGATTTGGCACGAGCGTTATAAATTGCAATCCTGATAGCGCATTAGATTGTTTTCGTAAGGCTGAAATACAGGAAGTATTGCGCTAATGTGGATGACTGATGAATATAAAATGTTACTTGCTGAAAAGCATAAGGAAGAAGACTGGGGGAATAGTGCTTTATATTGGATTAATTACATTCTTGAGCTTAGTTTACGGCATGACTGCAAAACAATCCTTGATTATGGAAGTGGTAAAGGCGCGTTAAAAAGTAGGTTAGAGCATATCGAAGTATTAGAATATGACCCGCCTTTAGAAAAATATGACTGTGAAATGTGTGATATGTTGGTGTGCGTTGATGTCATGGAGCACGTAGAGCCACAATACACGCTTCCTATAATACAAAATTTAAGCCTTCTATACCGCAAGAGTTATTTTATAGCGATAGATACCAAGCCAGCCAAACATTTACTTCCTGACGGCAGAAATGCTCATATAAACCTAAAAACGCATCAAGAATGGTGTGAGCTATTACAAGACTATTTCGCAGGTGATATTATAGAATATAAAAACTATGTGATTTGTTATGAGTAGCTTTCAAAAACAGCAAAAACTATTAGATAAGTTAGAAAACGGATTTATTAATAAGATTGTTCGTGAAAAAAACAGATTTATTGATGAACAAGCTAATAAATTATATAGCACACGTAAGATTAGCGTTGATGATTACGCGAAACATAAAGCAAATATGCAGGATTTGTTTGAGTGGCAATACCGTAGGGTTATAAAAGATTTTTCAAACTTTACGGAATTAAATATATTTAAATCTCACCATTACGATTTAGAAACTAAAGCCGAAACATGGGAGTTGTTTTTTGCTCAATGGCTACAAAGCAGGGGCGGGAGAGCTGCTATACAGACTTCGTCCACAACCCGTGATGATATATTAGGGGCTTTATTAGCTTTACTGACAAGCGAAGAGGCTGTGCCAGAGCAAACTTTTATAGAACGTATATTAAAAACAAAGATGTTTTCACCCTTTAGGGCTAGAACCATTGCCAGAACAGAAACACATGGCGCGGCTATGTATGCCAGTAAGAATACAGCCATTAAGATAGCTTCCGAAACAGGCACAGAGTTAGTAAAGCAATGGAATAGCGTTGAAGACGATAGAACGCGCATAGACCACAGTATTGTTAATGGACAAAAGCGCCTCATGAATCAAGATTTTAATGTTGGTGGCTTTAAGATGGATAGACCAAGTGACCCAAGGGGTGGCGCTGGTAATGTTATTAATTGCCGTTGCGTCATGACCTATGAGCGCAGGGGTAGTGACAGAATATCTTAACTGTTTTATAATTAGGTAAATTTCAGAAATAGCGGGGCTTGTATAGTGGAACAAAAATACTATCTAAATTGCGAAATAAAGGGTGTAGACGAAGAAAAGGGAATCTTTGAGGGTTATGCGTCTACATTTGGAAACATTGACCATACGAACGATATAATTGAGCGTGGCGCTTTTGCAGAAAGCTTAAAAACGCGTGAGCCTAAAGTGCTTTGGCAACACAAAATGGATTGCCCTATTGGTAAGGTAGTTAAGATTTACGAAGATGAAAAAGGTTTATACGTCAAAGTAAAATTAGCCATCAATACCACAATGGGTAAAGATGCTTATGAATTTATGAAAGAGGATATTATCAATCGTCTTTCCATTGGTTTTACGGCTAAAGAATCAGAATATGACCAAGAAAAAGGCAATAGAATTATTAAAGAGGCTGAATTATTTGAATTTAGCTTAGTTACAATCCCTGCAAATGATATGGCACAGATTAACAGTGTTAAATCAAAGCCAGACAATATTAGGGATTTTGAGAAGTTTTTACGTTCAGAGGGTGGATTTAGCGCCAAAGAAGCTAAAACAATCGCTGCGCGTGGAATAAAGGGTTATCAAGACATTATGCGTGATGCTAATGACGGTGTTCCTTGTGATGCTGAACTGCGAGATGCAGAACAGGCTCTAAAAAATCTTTTAGACAACATCAAAAGGAGAAACGAAAATGTCACAAGAGATCAAACAGATCGCTGACAATATCAATAAAGAGTTTCACGAGCTTAAAGACCGTGTAGCTGAAATTGATAAGAAAGGCGATGACGCAATTTCAACAGAAGCTTTGAATAAAGTTACTGAAGAAATCACAACTAAACTAGACACATTGCAAAAAGAGCAAGCTGAAATGAAAGCTGCTTCACAACGTCTAGACCGTGAAGATAACGGCGAAGACTTTGCAGAAGACAAGAAAGCTTTTAATGACTTCATGCGTGATGTAAAAGGCGGACGTAAGGAAATCGAAGTCCGTGCAATGTCTACTGACAATAACCCAGATGGCGGTTACTTAGTACGCCCTGAATTGTCTAACTTCATTATTGACCGTGTTTTTGAAACTTCACCGCTACGTCAGGTTGCGCGTGTTGAAACAATCGGCACAAAGTCACTAGAAATCTTAATTGATGATAATGAAGCTGGCGCTGATTGGGTTGGTGAAGGTTCAGGCGGTTCTGAAACAGATACCCCAGAGCTAGGCTTGAAAGAAATCACAGCACACAAGATCGCTGCACGTCCTAAAGTAACAGAAGAGCAAATTCAGGATTCATACCTTGATGTTGAAAACTGGTTACAAGGTAAGGTTGCGGATAAGATTGGTCGTACATCTAACACAGCTTTTGTTTCAGGTAATGGTGTTGCGAAGCCACGTGGTTTCCTAACTTATGACGCTGCTTCTGACGCTGACGTTTACGAGCGTGATGCAATCGGTCAAGTAAACCTTGGCGCGACATCATTCGGCGGTACTGCTGCGGCTGATGGTCTTATTGAGCTTCAAAACAAGCTAAAAGAGCCATATCAAGCTAATGCTGTATTCGGTGTGAAGCGTGAAACTTACGGTGAAATCCTAAAATCTAAAGGAACTGACAATTATTTCTTCGGAATGCAGTTACTTAAGGACGGACAGCTACAGCCTACTCTATTGGGTAAGCCTGTTGTCTTTATGGATGATATGCCAGCGGTTGCTTCTGCTGCTCTATCAGTTGTTTATGCTGACTTTAGCGTTGCATATACAATCGTTGACCGTGTTGGCTTGCAAGTATTGCGTGACCCGTACACATCTAAAGGCTTCGTGGAGTATTACACAACTCTCCGTGTTGGTGGCGATGTTACGAATTACGATGCAATCAAGCTTGGTAAAATGTCAGCTTAATCATTAGAAATAAGGAGATAAAAAATGGCTAAATTTGATGAAAGAAATAACGCTGAATATGCTCTTGCTATTTCTGCGACATTATCAGGCACTACAGCAAGTGCGGGTAATATTGTAGATATGCAGGGATTTGGAGCGGCTACTTGTGTTCTGAATACTGGTACAGTAACAGACGCGGGTACTGCTTCTGGCTTTGCGTTTGAAGTACAAGAAAGCGATGACACAGCAGATGCTAATTTTACTGCCGTAGCTGATGCTGACTTGGTAGGATTAGAAAGCGCGCTAACTGTTACTAGCGATGATGCTGATAACGAGCTTATTGGCTCAATCGGTTACGTTGGTGACAAGCGTTATATCCGTATTGTAGCAACAGGAACAACAGGCACTGACGCTGATGTTCATGGGACTTGGACTAAGCGCCGTGGTGCTTCGCAAGGTTCTGCTACTAATGCAGCTGATATTGCAGCAACTTAATTTAATAGAGCGCCCCCTAATCAGGGGCGTTCGTTTAAGTTAAGGGGTTATAAAAGTAACCACAGGAGCAACTACAACAATAAGCTCTTCTGATACGCCTGTAAAAGCGGCAGGGACAACAACTGCAAGTGAATTATCTAGTTTTGATATGCCAGTTAATAATAGGTTGCGGTATATATCGGACATTATGCGGTCTGTTGAAATTACTGCGAACGGTAACTTTTCAGGTGGTAATAACGACACGATGAATTTTATTGTCAGGCAATATGATGATTCAGACACGTTAAAAGCGACAATAGACACGCAACCCCAGACTTTAAACGGGGGCGCTTCAGGAACAAGAGCTGAAAACATAAACGCCACAGGCTTTGCAGACGTTGTGAATGGTGATTATTTTGAAATATGGGTAGAAAATACAGGGGATTCTTCAAATATTAACACCTTAGAAAATACAAAATTAACTATAAACGAGCGTTAATATGAATTTTTGTTTAAATAAAAAAGAAAGATCAATACAGACTCACTACGCTGTTAATAATTTTAAATGTGTATTAGGTGGGAATTTACAAGGGGGCGTGACTTTATATAAATCAAAAAACGGCAGAAGGTGGAAAAAATTTAGGTCAATTACAAAACAAGAATTGTATGATAGTATTTTAAGCATTGGTGATATATTCGTTACAGATGAAAATAATTTATTATCGTCTTATTATAAAATAGAGGTAGATAACTGCGAAGGCGATTTATGTGGCATTATTTACAACGTATAGGAGCAAAAACATGAAAATTAAAATGATTAAAACGTCTAGAGCGTCTTTAGATGGAATTAATATTACAACTTTTAAAGAAGGTTGCATTTACGAAAAAGGCGAAAAACTGACACAAGAGATTATTGAATCTTTCTTTGATGATGGGGTTTGCGAAATTGTTGAAGAGCATAAGCCTGAAGAAAAAAAAGTAGTTAAGCCAAAAGAAAGCAAGAAGAGTGCTAAAAAGAAGAAAGTACAACAGAAAGACGGTTAAAAGCGTCACAGCGCCCGCACAGTTAGCTGTTTCGGTTGCTGATATGAAGACCTATCTTAGAGTAGACACAAGCGATGACGATGCTCTTATAGAGGATTTTATCGAAAGCGCTACTGAAACGATTAAAGAGTATTTGCAACGCGCTTTAATCACAGAGACGTTTTTATTAACCATGGACGACTTCAATTGGTCTGACGATGATTATGGCTTGTCTTTAGGCGCTGGCGTTCATACGGCTTCTGTTCCTTATCAATATGGCTGGGGAGATGAAATAGATTTACCTTATCGCCCTATTCAGTCTATTACGAGTTTAAAGACTTTTAACCGCGATAACACTGAAAGCACGTTTAGCGCTTCTAATTATGAACTGGATGAAGAGGGTGGCAGATTATACCTAAATGAAGGGTCTACATTTCCGACTGAATTAAGGGATAGGGAAGCCGTTAATGTGACTTATGTTGCAGGGTACGGTGATAATGGTAGCGATATTCCAAAGCCTATAACGCAAGCCATTAAAACATACGTATCTAAGATGTATGATTGTCGAGAGGTGTGCGATATGCCTAAAGCCTGCACAATGGGGTTAGCGCCTTATAAACTTATAAATCTGGGTTATTTCTAATGAAGTGCGGTGAGTTTAGATCAAAGGCAACGCATCGCATAACAATCGAGCAAAAACCCAACACTAGCGATGATTATGGGGGCTTTACAGGGGGGTGGAGCACTCAAAGCACTGTTTGGGCTATGATTATGCCTAAGAGCGGTAGAGAAGTCTTTGAGAGCCAAAAGCTAAACAGTCGTGTTACAAGTAAAATGGTTATACGTTATCAGTCTGCTTTGAAGGTAACTGATACGGTTGCTCAATATAGAGTTTCATACGATGGGAGAACCTATAGCGTTAAATATATTCGTAACTTGGAAGAGGATATGAAGAACGAAGGTAAGGCTTTTCAAGAATTAACTTTAGAAGAAAACAGTCCTGAATATGAGTGATGGCGTTGTTATCATTGGTGTTAAGGAATTCGATAAAGTCTTAAAGAAGTTTGAGGATATAAGCGAAAAACGTTTAGATGTTATTTTACAAGACATGGCTTTTAATACTCAAAACGTGGCTATTAAATCAATTAACAGCGGTGGCAGGACAGGAAGATCATATACAAGGCGTTCTGTTACGCATATAGCTTCGGCAGCAGGAGAACCCCCTAAAACAGACACAGGGCAATTAGTTAGAAACATAACGGTTAATAAAGATTCTGTGTTAAAATACAGCGTAGGAAGTAGAAAAGGCGCGCCGTATGGTGCATGGTTAGAATTAGGAACAAGAACCATAGCGCCTAGACCATGGTTAAAACCAGCTTTTGATCAGACGTTAGCACAATTTAGAGGATTTTTTAAATGACTGATAAATACTTAATAAAAAAAACACATATGCATTATGTTTTAAAAAAAATAATAAAAAGTTGTGATATGTTTTCTTGTGGAGAAAAGGAATCGGCATTGATTGTTTTAGGTGAGTGTAAGGAATGTTTAAAAGATATAGTTGATAAGGCTCAAAAAGATGACTGATACTTATTTAGATTTAGTAAAGGGAACAATATCTGCAATTAAGGGTGATACGCCTTTGACTAATATTGTAGGTACTCGCGTTTATACAGATGTGCCACAAAAAGAAACTTTTCCTTATTCGGTTGTAAGGGTGCAAAGCAGAGACTTTAGTACAAAAACCTTTTCGGGAATGGATCATACATTAGAGATACATTGCTTTAGCAGAGAGAAAAGCCCTTTTGAGTGTGCAGACTTTAGAAAAAAGTTAGTTGAATTATTAAATAGGTCTGAAAATTCTATCACTCTAGACAACGGTACTATGTCTGATTTACAATATGAGACAGCGGAGATATTCAGAGAACCCGATGGGGTTACTTGGCATAGCTTCATACAATTTAGAGCTATTATAACTTAAAGGGGCATAACATGGCACAAGGTTTTTCGGATAGAAAAGTATTAATTAAGATTGGTGATGCAGCTTCACCTGAAACATTTGCAACAATCGCAGCGTTGCGTGATGTTACAATCACAGAGAATTTTGAAACAGTGGACACGACTACAAAGGATGATTCTGGCGTTCGTACATTGCTAAGTGATAAAACTTTGCAAAGCACTTCTGTATCAGGCACAGGCGTATTCACAGATGATTCAAGTATTGATGATTTTAGAACAGCGGCGCGCGCTGGGGTACTAAAAAACTTCCAGTTAGATATTATTGACACAGATGCTTCAACAGCGGGTGAAGTTTTAGAAGGTGCTTTTTATATCACACAGTTTGAAGTATCAGCTGCAAACGCGGACGTTGTTAATTACAACATTACTCTTGAATCAAGCGGAGCACTAACTAGTTCATAATGAATAACGTAAGAGGAATATTTCCTGTTGAAATAGATGGGACTGAAAGAGATGCAAAATGCACTTTTGGCTTAGTTGAAAGGCTAGAAAGAAGTGTTTTAAAGCGACCGATTATACAAGCCCTTAATGAAGCGGCTCAAGGGCTTGTATATACTTCTGATATTGTAGCGGTTATCCATGAAGCCTTAAAAGAGAACGGCGATACACGCTTAACACAAAAGCAAATTGGCGAGTATGTATTTTCTAAAGGATCAATGAATTACCTAGAATGGTACATTGTATTTCTAACATTTGCTTTGACAGGTGAAACAGAACCGAGTGCAGAAGAAGTAAGTGAAGAAGATAAAAAAAAATAGTTTCTGAATACTTCCCTTTGCAGGACTATATCAAGATTGCCCTTGGCGTGCTAAAATTAGACCCAAGGGCTTTTTATTGCATGAACATTGCTGAATTTAATCTAGCCCTTGAAGGTCATTTATTGACAACGGGGCAGGATGTTAAAAAAGGAATGTCCAAAAACGAAATGTTGGATTTAATAGGTAAGTAAATGGCAATTAGACAAGAATTAATAGCGGTTTATAAAGGTGATGTAAAAGCCTTAGAAAAAGCAAGCGCACGCGCCAGATCATCTATTCAAGGCGTTGAGAGACAAGCTAAAAAATCATCAAACACAATTACGGGCTTTTTTAAAAAGATTCCAGCGCCCTTAAAAGCATTTGGGGCGGGTTTAGCTATTAGCTCGATAGACTTGCTTAACCCTGTCCAAATAGCACGCACAGCGGACGCATATAAGCTATTGCAGGCACGTATTGAAGGCTCGACTAGATCAAGCGCTGAGTTTAGAACGGCTTTTGATAATTTAAAGAACACAGCTAGAGAAACAGGTGTCGCGCTTTCATCTACGGTGGATATTTTTCAAAGGCTATCATTTTCAAGGGATGAGATTGGCGCAAGCGTTGAGCAAATGGCTTTGTTTACAGATACAGTATCAAAGCTAGGGGTTGTGTCTGGCGCGTCTACACAGGCTTTAAATGCGGGTTTAACGCAGTTAGGGCAAGGTTTATCGGCTGGGGTATTAAGGGCAGAAGAATTTAACTCTATTTTAGAGAATATTCCTGCGGTTGGTCAAAGAATAGCGGATGGTTTCGGTGTTACGGTTGGCGAATTAAGAGCGCTTGTTTTAGAGGGTGAAGTATTATCCAAAGATGTATTTGACGTTTTGATAGCGCAATCAAAAGAAATTAGTGCTGAATTTGAACGGTTTCCTACTACGGTTGATAGAGCTATGGCTAATGCCAAGCTTCGTATTATTGAGGCTATAGGCGCTTTAAATGAGGGCACTAACTCAACACAAGGCTTTATTTTAGCGATTGAGGTGGCGGGTCGAACAATATCAGCGCTTGCAAATCTTATCTCAGGATTTGCAAATACTGCAAAAGCGGCATTTACCTTAGTAGCGGCTCAAATAACAAGCGCTTTTACTGGGGCAACAAAAGCTATCCAAGGCACTCTAAACTTTGCAATCGCTGGGCTAAATAAGCTTAGAAAAGAAGGTAATAAAATAGGCAAGTTAGATTTTGCTATTGATGTATCTGACGTGGATATAATGCAAGCTGGTTTAGCGGATGCACAAGAGCAGTTAAAAAAAGCGGGTGATAATTTTAAAAGCGCCTTTAATAATATTCAGGTAGGCGCAAATGAATCGACCATAGCGACAGGCGATCTAACGCAAGGAACGGAAGAGTTAAAAGAAAAATATGGCGCTCTTAGAGATCAAATAAAAGGCTTGGGTGAGGATTCCGAAGAAAGTGGCAAAAAACGCAAAGAAGCTGAGGACAGAGCCAAAGAAGCCCTAGAGGATTATATAAAGGTGGCAGAAGAAGCCCGTAAGAAAGAAATAGAACGCGGTAATGAAATAGGCGACACGTTGTTTAATTTGGGGCGTGGCTATGAAAGTTTAAGAGATGTAGCAATAAAAGCTTTGGACGATATTTTACGCTCAATGTTGCGTCTTAGTTTGGGTGGCGAAAAAGTGGGTGGAATCTTTGGAGATATTGGCGGTTCTATATTTAGCGGTCTTTCGGGTTTCTTTGGTGGTGGTGGCTCTTCTTTTACAACAGCAGGGATGCAATCAAATATAGCGGCTGCATTACCTAAGTTTAACACTGGCGGTTCTTTCGTTGTGGGTGGTAATTCGGGTATAGATAAGAATACAATGTCATTAAACGGCAGACCTATTGCGAACGTAAGCAAGGGAGAAAAGGTTTCTATTAGCAAGTCAGGAATGGGGGGCAATACCATTAACCAAACGATCAATGTTAATTCTGACAATCCTATTGCCGTAAGAACAGAAATTCAAAAGCTATTGCCTGAAATTAAGCGTATCACAATAGAGGGCGTACAAGATGCGTCACAAAGAGGTAAATTACAGCTAGGGGCAGCATAATGACAACTTATCCTTTAACCTTTCCTAGTGTTGGTATTGTTCAGAGCAGTTTTTCACTAACATCGACAACCGCGTCTAGCGTTTCGCCTTTTACGGGTGAAGAACAGGTGTATTTTTTTGGTGGTCAATTCTGGGAAGGCTCTGTTACCTTTAAACCATCAACACGCGCAGAAATAGCGGAAGTACAATCCTTTTTAGCTAAATTAAAGGGGCGTTTTGGTACTTTCTTGTATAATGACCCTGATGACATAAGCGCGGTTGGTGGCGTTGGTGGCACTGTTACCGTTAATGGGGCAAGCCAAACAGGGAACACCCTTACTGTCGATGGCATGACTCCAAGCTCTACAATACGAAAAGCAGGCGATTATTTCTCTTTAGGTACGGGTTTAAACTCTAGGCTTTATATGTTTACGGAAGACTTAGTCTCTGATGGTGCTGGAGAGGGAACAGCAACGTTTGAGCCTAATTTAAGATCAAGCCCTGCGGATAATGATACGCTAGATATAACAAATCCGACAGGGTTGTTTCGTTTAGCTGATAATACGGCACTATGGAACAGTAATAGATCAAGCGTATATGAAGTGAGCATATCTTTTCGTGAGGTAATATAATGGCTAGAGACATAACAAGCGCATTTATTACGGAAGTAACCGCAGATCAATTACACCCTATTTTATTATTTAAGGGTGAATTAGATAGCGGTGACTTGCTTTTTTGGTCTGGTGTTGGCGAATTGTCTTATGATGGAGATACCTACATTGGTTCAGGGGATTTATTAAAAGTCGAAGCCGTAGAGGAAACGCAAGAATTAACAGCCAACACAGTTGCTTTTGAGCTTTCTGGTATTCCATCAAGTTTAATATCATTAGCTTTAGCTGAAGACTATCAGGGCAGACCCGTTACTATATTCTTTGCTGTTTTAGATGATGCAGGGGCGCTAGTTAGTGACCCATATCAATTATTTTCAGGTCAATTTGATGTGATGACCATTTCAGATAGTGGGAATGACGCTAAGATTATCATGAACGCAGAAAGCGACTTGGTGGCATTACGCGTAAGCAGAGAACGCAGATACACGCCCGAAGATCAAAAAGCCGACTACCCCAATGATTTAGGCTTAGATTTTGTGCCGTTAATTCAAGACATAGAATTAACATGGGGCGCAGGGAGAACAGACTAATGCGTAAAGAAGGCTGGGAGAAAGAGCTAGATAATTATTTGCAAGAGACAATGAACCGTCATTTTGCATGGGGGGATATGGATTGCCTTATATTTGTGTCTGACGCTTGCGAGAAGCTGTCAGGAATAGACCCAATGAAAAAGAAGCTAAAATCAGACCCCGAAACAATTAGGGGGCTGTACGACAGCGAGAATGGCGCTATGGAGCTAATTAAGAAATACCGTAAATCTATGCGTCATATTATGGATGTGCATTTTGAAAGAATTAAACCTTCTTTCGCACAAAGGGGTGACGTTGTTATGGCTGAATTAGAAAATGGTTTTGCGTTTGGTTTGAATGTAGGGCGGGGTAAGTGTTTTTTTAAAATGCAGACTGAAGGTTATTTAACCAAGCCTTTAGGTGAGTGTTTATGCGCTTGGAGGGTCGAGTAAATGGCAACGGCAGTGGCAGCGGCAGTGGTGGCATCAGTTGGCGCAACAGGTGTGGCGGCAACGGTTATCACAGGTGTTGTGACATTGGCAGCAACCGTAGCTTTAAATTTTGTTGCTAGAGCATTAGCCCCCAAGCCTGAAACACCTGATTTAAGTTCCTTTGCATCAATAAGGACAAGGGGCGCGACACAGCAATTTAGGCAACCTGTAACAGAGCGAAGAATAGTTTACGGTGAACAAAGGGTATCGGGTCCGATTGTTTTAGCTTCTGTTACGGACAACAATAGATATTTGCATTTAGCGATTGTTTTAGCGTCCCACGAAGTTGAATCAATAGATGAAATTTTTATTAATGACGTATCAATTCCTAATGATGCGCTTGATGGTGATGGTACTGTAAACACAGGGCGTTATGATGGTCTTGTTAGAATACAAAAACAATTAGGGACAACAGCCCAAACAGCAAATAGCGACTTAGTGAGCGCGGTATCTGGCTGGACAACAAATCATAGATTAAGAGAAATGGCGTATATTTATGTGCGCCTTGATTGGGATAGAGATGTATTCCCCGCGGGTATTCCTAACTTTTCAGCATGGGTAAGAGGGCGCAAGTGCTTTGATAACCGCGATAGCACAACAAAGTACACGTCTAATATTGCTTTAATGGCTAATAATTACTTAACGGATGATAGGTTTGGGCTAGAAGCTACACAGGCAAGTGTTGATGGCGATTTTTATGACGCGGCAGCTAATACCTGCGATGAAATGGTTACAACAGCCAACCTTGATATTGATTTTACTTCTTACGATGAAGCCACGGACATAATTACTTTGGATGGTGATAGGTTGCAATATCAGACAGGCGATAGGGTTTCTATCACTTCTGGTTCTATTGGTGGGGCATCCACATCAACAACAAATTTGTTGCTCCAAAGTGAAAATATTGTAGACGGTGCAGATTGGGCTGATATTAGAGGAACATTAACATCTAATCAGATTAAATCTCCAATAAGTGATGAAATAACAGCGGATTTATTCACTGAAGATTCGGCAACTGGCGGGCATTATATATACCAAGACGTAAGCATAAACCAACAAATAGATCACACTTGTTCAATATATGTTAAGGCAAATGGGCGCAATGACTTTAGATTAAGATTAAATGATAAAGTAGGAAGCGGTGACATTAATGTTGAATTTGACTTATCTGCTGAAACAAGTACAGCTGGGAGCGTAAATGGCGTTTCTACACTAACAGATCACGGCATAGAAAACATTGGCGATGATTGGTACAGAATATACGTTACAGGAATTGTGAATTCGTCTGGCGGAACAAATGACATTCGCTTTTATTTGTATTCTAAAGATGGGTCAACGCGTGATTATACAGGCGATGGGACAAGCGGGTTTTATGTTTTTGGGGCGCAACTAGAGCCAGATGCAGCTTTAAATGAGTACGTTAAAACAACAACATCGAGCGCAAGTGCAGGCACTAATTATTATGTTATAGCTTATCAACGCAAAGACACGCCACGTATTAAATTAGCTAACAGCTTGTCAAACGCCATAGCGGGGACAGCTATTAATCTCACTGGCTCAACATCTAGCGGAACATTTAGAAAGAACGCAGAGCCACGTTATCATGGGGGCGGTATTGTAAAAACAAGCGCTGAAAGAGGTGAAAATCTTAAAGAGATATTAGCGGGTATGGCAGGGCAAGCCATTTATGCAGGGGGAACATGGAAGTTTTTGGCAGGGGAATATCAAACGCCTACTATTAGCCTTGATGAAAGCGACTTAGCAGGGGGCTTGGAAACTGTAACAAAGGTATCGGAAAGAGAAAGATTTAACAGAGTGCAGGGCATTTATGTCAGTCCTTTAAATGATAATAACCCTAGTGACTACCCCTTAGTGAGTAACAGCACATATGCCACAGAGGACGGCAAAGTAATTAAGCGTAACTTAGACCTGAGTTTTACAACGCGCCCTCATACAGCACAGAGAATCGCAAAAATAGCCTTAGAGCGCATGAGACAAGAAATTATATGCTCTGCGCGTTTTAAATTGTCAGCTTTTCAAGTGCAAGCGGGAGATAACTTCCAATTTAGTTTTGAGAAGAACGGTTGGACAAATAAAGTCTTTGAAGTGCTTACATGGGAATTAAATAGCGAAGATGGCGCTGTTTACATTGATATGAAATTTAGAGAGAATGCCTCTGCTGTATATGATTGGAACAACGGGGAAGAAACCGCTGTAGACCCTGCCCCTAATACTGAATTATCAAATCCCTTTGAAGTAGACCCTCCTACGGGTTTAAGCGTTACGCCTATTGAGATTAGAACAGCGCAAGGTGACTTTGTTTATGAGTTTAGAATAGATTTCACGCCACCTAATGACCCGTTTGTTACGAGCGGTGGTTATTATGAAACGCAGTATAAATTGAGCAATGACAGTACTTATGAGAATTTTGTGCGCGCAGAAGATGACCAGACACAAATAAGAATTAAACAAGTTAATCCTGTAAGCCCCTATGATTTTAGAATGAGGGCGGTTAATTATTTAGGCGTAAGATCGCAATATCAATCTTTATTAGGCTTTACCGTAGACAGCCCTTCTGGCGCTACTGTTACTTTTGACTATGGTTTGAATACAGGCACGGTTACAGAAACACGCGACTATGGTAATGTAGTAGATAGTGTTGAAACAATTAGCGATTATGGAGATATAATTTAATGGCTATTCAAGAACAAATGAGACGTGGCACAAAAGCCGAGAATGATGCTTTTACAGGCGCTTTAGGTGAAACCACATATGACACAGACAATGATAGGCAAATAAACCACGATGGATCAACACAGGGTGGCATCCCTAATCCTAATTTTAAGGATGTTCAGAGCAATTATTTTACTGCCGTGGATGCAGGGGGAACTGCTAACGCTATTACATTAACTTTGCCCTATGCGCCTACGGCTTACGCAGAATATCAAAAATTCACATTTAAGCCTTCCGCTAATAACACAGGCGCTGTCACAATCAATGTGAATGGGCTAGGGGTTAAAGATTTAAAGAAAGATGGTGGAGACGGGGCATTAACTGCGCTAGAAGCTGATGACCTTAAAGCCAATATTCCTGTTGATGTTATTTATGATGGAACAGATTTTATTCTACAGCTAGGAGGTGGCGGTGGTGGTCGCTATGTGATTATAACAAACGAATCCCTTTCGGGCGGGGCTTATTCTATTACAGGGTTATCAGCAACAAGCGCATATCACATTGAATTGCATGGCGTAAGGCTCACATCTGGCGGGACTTTATTAATGACAATCGAGAAAGGAGGGTCGCCACCAACAGCTGGCTCTTATACTTATGGTGTTGGTGGGGCTGATGAAGCGGGAACGACATCATTCACAAACTCCACAAGCGCGTCAAATTGGCCGCTAACAGGTGGCAGAAGCTTAGGAACGTCAATATCAGGGATTAATTCAGACTTATCCGCCGATATATGGCTAAGCAACCCTAATGCGTCTGTTTTGCCACATGCTAGGTGGAAAACACACTATATAAGCACGACATCTAATAGAGTGGCTGAGATGACAGGAGCGGGTTCTGTTCGTGATTCTGGTTTTACTACTGGATTTGATGAATTAATTATAACACCAAGTAGTAACTTCGTAGCGGGTCAAATAGTAGTATCGGAGTTAGTTTATGCCTAAAATATTTTTTCTTTTTTTGTTAATTTTTTCTTTTCCTGCGTATGCAGACACTCAAAGCGATGTATTGCAGAAAACAAGCGATATTCGTGCCTTGTTAGATGATATAGACGCTTTTGATTATAGCTGTGGGGTCACTCCCCCACCATCTGGAACGGTCTATGATTGCCTAGCAGGAACATATTTGGGTGGTGTGAATATGTACTCAGATGAGGCAAGCGAAACCACATGGCTTAATAAGCGCTCTACTTATCGCACAACAATGGCAAGTGAGCCTGACGGGTCGCTATTACTTATTGGTGATTCAATGATTGAGTATGGTGATTTTACCGCATTAGGAAGTCATTTAAACTTAGGTATCGCAGGAGAGAGTGCAAGGCAGTTATATAACCGTTTGGATGAAAACGATGTAAACGGCAATCCTAATTACATACACCGCGCAGGTGGTCTTGTTATTCTGACAGCGGTTAATGATTTGTCTGATCCACGCAATGGTAGTGAGGCAAACACAGCCGCTACAATGGCTTATATCTTTGAGCGCATGAATAGCTGGCTTACAGGTAAAGTGGTTATTGTAAAGCTGGTTAAGGTTGATAGCGCAATTCATAGTGTGCCAAGCGAAAATGAAATTGATCTTGTAAACGCAGAAATAGATAATGCCTTTGGTAACAATCCAGCAGTTACTATTATAGATCTTAATCCAATAGTAGCCCCGCAAGGCTCGCTTTTACCACAATATCATAATGGGGATGGTCAGCATTTAAGCCAAGCGGGGTATGATATTTTAATTCAAGCTATACAGGGTGCGCTATGAATGATGATTATATTGCTGTAAGTACAGTTTTTCCAGAATGGCTTATTGTAACAGCTGAAGCGACTACGGTTTTTGCTTTTACGTGGATTACTTGGGAAGTTGCAAAGCTAACAGTTTTCTTTTGGAAAGATAAATCAATGTTAGCGCGGTTAAAAACACAAGAATTTTTTACAGATGCTTTAACTGCTGCATTAACTATCCTAATGGGGTTATTTTTATTTATTAATTGGGAAGAAGGCGTAAAGGGTTTAGTTGTTATACGCCCTATTGTTGGTGTTTTAAATGCTTTAGCTTTACGGAGGTTATACAATCACTTTAGGAATCAATAATGGATGTGCAGATCATATCGGCTTTAATAGAAGGCGGTTTGGGAATCTTTGGATTGGCTGTTGTAGGCTTTCTATTTTGGAAAGTTGTAGAATTACTTATGCAAAAGTTTGTTATAGCTATACAGGATATAAATGAAGCCAGTAAAGAAAACACCGCTAAACAAGTTGATGCTCTTAATGAGCTTGCTCATTCCATTAACAGGATGCGTGACGAGTCAAAAAACGTATGTAAAGCCTACGATAACGTGGGAAAAGGAACTAAAGACAAACACTAAACCAGTTGTGAAAGCAAAGGTTGAGGTAGGAAAAAAGTTTGAGTTATAATGCACAATCACGACAATCATATATTAGAGTTAATGATGATAGGTGTTTCTGCCTGTTATTTTATTATAGCTATTCAGTTTTTCATTACTTTAAAAACCGTATGGGGGAAAGTTGATAAAAGGTCTGCTGTTTCATTGGCTCTTCTTGTTTTGGTTTTC